ATGCAGGAGCTTTTATAGATATTCCAGCAGGAACAGCAGTGAGTGTTACGACATTCTTTGATGGATAGGAGGTTAAATGGCCAACACTACCTCGGGAACAACAACATTTGATAAAACTTTTGCTATTGATGAAATAATAGAAGAAGCTTTTGAAAGAATAGGCCAACAAAATGTTGCTGGTTATCAATTAAAAAACGCTAGAAGAACTTTAAATATATTGTTTCAAGAATGGGGTAATAGAGGCATTCATTATTGGGAGATAGGTTCAACAAATTTAGATCTTATAGAAGGTCAAGCAGATTATGATTTTTTTAGATCAAGTGATGATGGAACTTCTGCAACGACAACAGATCCAGCTAGTGTATTTGGTATGTCCGATGTCCTTGAAGCACAATTAAGATCTAATAGAACACAGACCACACAATCAGATAGTCCTATGACAAAAGTAGATAGATCTACTTATGCAGGTTTTTCTAATAAATTATCTAAGGGCACACCTAATCAATATTGGGTGGAAAGATTTATAGATAAAGTTACTATACATATTTATCCAACACCAGATTCAACAAACGCATCTAAAGATATGCACTTCTTTTTTATAAAAAGAATACAAGATGTTGGAGATTACACAAATGCAACTGATGTTCCATTTAGATTTGTACCTTGTATGGTATCAGGATTAGCTTATTATTTAGCTATGAAATATGTTCCACAATTAACTCAAACAATGAAATTAGTTTACGAGGATGAGTTCGCAAGAGCGTTAGCAGAAGATGGTTCTGCATCTAGCACACACATTACTCCTAAAGCACGTATCAGAGTTTGAACCAAAACAACCACAATTAGAACCAAAACCTATGAATGGTGATTCTATATCTTTAAGAAATGTTAGACCAGACAGAGTAGAAACAGCTGTTCCTAAATTGTTACCATTAAATGCTTTTACAACAACAAATGGATCGGCAACTATATCTGTAAATGAACCAGATCACGGCAGATCAACTAATGATAGAGTTAGATTTAGAGATGCAGAAGTTGTTGGTGGAGTTGCAGCGGCAACCATAAATGATGCAGGAGGTTATTTAATAACTAAAGTAAATGATGATAATTATACCTTTGCAACAGGGACAACATCTAGTATAACTCAAACAGGAGGAGGCGGTTCTGCGTCAGCGGGACCTGTAACAGTAACGGCATGATTAAAAAATTAAAAAATTTTATTTGTAATTTATTTGGTATTAAAGCTTGTAAATGTGATGAGGTGGATCCGCACGAAGCTTTATATTTACATTCAGCAGAACCAGATGTTCCACTATATACAGATGAAAATGGAAAAGCAGTAAAATGTGGTACACACACTAGATATAAAAAAAGCTGTCCTATTTGTAAAGAGGTAGCGGGGATAATATAATGCCAGGTTTAAGCGCGTCAGGATTAAAAACAGAAATTAGAAGTTACACAGAAACAGATTCAAATGTATTAACAGATGCTGTTTTAGAAAACATAATTTTAAATGCACAATATAGAATATTTAGAGATGTTCCTATTGATGCGGATAGAAAACAACAATTAGGTAATTTTGTGGCTGGACAAGAATCCATAAATGCACCAGCAGGATGTTTATTTATTAGAGCCATACAAGTTTATGATACTGCAGGATCTGAAACAACTGGAGCTAATAGATATCTAGAGAAAAAAGATATATCTTATCTTCAAGAGTATCAGGATGTAACAGGCACGGCGGCTGCTCAAGGTCAACCTAAATATTATGCTATGTTTGGTGGTGCAACTGGTAATACAGATACTACATCAGGTCGTATTATAGTGGCTCCGGTTCCTAACACCACTTATAGATATAAAGTTCATTTTAACAAAATGCCTAATCTTTTAGAAAATGATGATACTAATTATATTAGTCTTAACTTTCCAAATGGGCTATTATACTGTTGTTTATCAGAGGCATATGGATTTTTAAAAGGTCCGATAGATATGTTGACTTTATACGAAAATAAATATAAACAAGAAGTACAGAAGTTTGCTAACGAGCAAGTCGGTAGACGAAGAAGAGATGACTACACAGATGGCACTGTTCGAATACCGGTAAACTCAGTAAACCCGTAGGAGAAAATTATGGCAATAACATCAGCAATATGTTCAAGTTTCAAACAAGAGCTTTTACAAGGTAAACACAATTTTGCTTCATCAGGTGGACACACTTTTAAATTAGCATTATTTACTAGCTCAGCATCTTTAGGTGCAGGCACAACTGATTATTCAACTTCAAATGAAATTACAAATACATCAGGAACTGCTTACACAGCAGGTGGTGCAACTCTTACAAGATCAGGAGTTGGATTAACTGGAACTACAGCATTTACAGATTTTGGTGACGTAACATATAACTCAGCTTCTTTCACAGCCAATGGTGCAATGATATATAATACAACAACTGCAGGTGGTTCAGGCACAACTGATGCAGTAGCAATTATTGCTTTTGGTGGTGACAAAACAGCAAGTAACGGAACTTTTAAAATTGAGTTTCCTGACAACAGCGCTACAGCAGCAATAATCAGATTAGCATAGGAGGTCGACCATGTCGACTACTTCAGGATGGGGCAGGTTTACCTGGGGTCAAGCGTATTGGAACGCAGATACAACTTTAAAAACAGGTTGGGGTGCACAAGCCTGGAGTGATGGTGAGTGGGGCGAACTTAAAGACGTAACAATATTTCCTACAGGTCAATCAATAACATCTAGTTTAGGAACACCTTCAGTTCCTGATATTATTGTAGGTTTAACTGGTCAAGAAATTACATCTTCACAAGGTGAAGGTTTTGTACCTGTTGTAATAGAAACAACTCTATCAGCTTCTTTTTCTATTGGATCTATTTCACCTATAGAAATGACAGTAGGACTTACAAGTCAGTCCATGACTGCATCTTTAGGAACTCCTGAAGTTGCAGATGTTGTTGGTTTAACTGGTTTAGAAATAACTTCATCACAAGGCAGTGTAACCATACCAAACGATACAGTTCAACCTTCTGGTCAATCAATAACTGTATCACAAGGAACTGCAACTGGAACATCCTCACAAGAAGCAGATTTAACAGGTCAAGAAATTACATCTACGTTAGGAACAGTCGTAGTTCCAAACGATACGGTTAAGGTATCTGGTTTTGATTTAACATTAAGTCAAGGGTCAATTGTAGGATTAGGTGGTGCTTTAGTCCAACCAAATCCTTTTGTTCTTACTCCAAGTGTAGGATCTTTAACCATTGAAGAAGGTTTAGGATTAACTGGTCAGTCTTTTAGTGCTAGTGTTGGAAGCATTTCTCCTGTAGATATGCAGGTAGGATTAACAGGTCTATCTGCAACATTAAGCGTAGGGGGAGTAAATATCTTTGCATATGCTGATGTTGACACTGGTTCAAATACATCTTATACTGATGTTTCAACGGGTTCAAATACATCGTATTCGAATGTTGCAACTGGATCAAATACAAGTTATACTGATGTAGCAGCGTAGGAGAATTTTTTATGGCATCAACATACACACCATTAGGTGTAGAACTTCAAGCAACCGGTGAAAACGCTGGAACTTGGGGTACAAAAACAAATACAAACTTACAAATCATCGAACAAATAGCTGGTGGTTTTACACAACAAGCTGTTTCTGATTCAGGAGATACTGATTTAACTGTATCTGATGGAGCGACTGGTGCAACCCTTTCACACAGAGTTATAGAATTTACAGGGTCTCTTACAGGATCACGAAATGTTACAATACCTTTAGATGTGCAAAATTTTTATATTTTAAAAAATGCAACATCTGGTTCTCAAAATGTAGTATTTAAATATGATACTGGAACAGGAACTAGTGTTACTATAGGAAATGGAAAAACAGTTATTGCATATGCAAGAGCAGATGATGGAACTAATCCAAATCTTACAGAAGTTTCATTAGGCTCTGATGTTGTAGATGACACGTCACCACAACTAGGTGGTAATCTAGATACAAACTCTTTCATGATAGACTTTGATGATGCTCATGGAATTAGAGATGAAAATGGAGCAGAACAATTAATTTTTGAAACAACTAGTTCTGCAGTAAACCATATAGATATTACAAATGCTGCAACAGGAGCTGGTGCACAGATTGGTGCAGTTGGAGACGATTCAAACCTTAATTTACGTTTAAGACCAAAAGGAACTGGTGTTATTGAAGCAATGGGTGCATCAAACCCAGGTTCAATTCAACTTAACTGTGAATCTAATTCTCATGGAATTAAGCTTACTTCACCCCCACATAGTAGTTCACAGTCTTAT